TCTCCAAGGTGATCCAGCAACGTCGACACTCGATCGACGATCTTCTCCTGTTCATGAAGAACGGGGACCTGCCGATCGCCGACGATGGCAGCATCATCATCTACAAGGTGCTCCGCCGCGGGGATGGCGGTAGTTACGTTGACTGCCACACCAGAAGGGTGCCCCAGAAGGTCGGCAGCTTCGTCTGCATGGACCCATCGCTGGTCGATCCCGATCGCCGGCAGCAGTGCTCGAATGGACTGCATGTCGCTCGCCGGGGCTACATCAGCAGCTTCCCTGGAGATGTCTGCATCCTCGGCAAGGTCGCTCCGGAAGACGTCATCGCTGTTCCGAGCTACGACGCCAACAAGATGCGAGTCTGCGGCTATCACATCCTCTTCGAACTCACTGAAGGAATGTACGCCCAGCTGCGACTGGGCAAGCCCATCACCAACACCAAGGACGGCCAGAAGCTCCTGGCCCGGGCCATCTCCGGCAATCACCCGGAACCGGTCGAAAACGTCCGTATCACTGCCCAGAAAGGTGGTGGTGTGGTGGTCACTCCTCGCGGCAAACCCACCGATGCACCGAAGGCCAAGGCAGCCCCTGCCAAGAAGCCCAAGATGCGTCGCGCCACTTCCATTGAGCGGACGAAGCGTCCTGAGCCGAAACAGGCTCCGGCCGTCGACCCGCGGAAGGTGAGCAAGGAAGTCACCCAGACCAAATCTCGTGCTCAGCACATCAAAGATCTCATTCAGTTGATGGATGATAAGTCCCAACAACGGGTTGATCGTGCAAGGGCAGCTCGTTTCCTGATCGAGCTTCGGAAGACATCAAAGAAAAGCTGGGATGCCCTTGGCTTCCCGCAGTTGTCGGATGACGAACTCGCCCAGTCGGCCGAGCTCCTCAGCAAGCCGGCGCCCGAGAAGAAGCGACCGAAGAAGACGGCACCGAAGACCACCTTCGCTGCCAAGGCACAGCCCGGGACCACCGTGTCCGACGAAGCACGGAAGCTCTTCGACGCTCAGAAATGGGCTGAGCTGAAGGCTTTCAAGTCCAAGAAGAAGAAGGGCTGGTCTGCCCTCGGCTTTACCGATGCCGAGACCACGACTATCCTCAACAACATCTGATCGACCAAGGGCGTCTCCGGAAACGGGGACGCCCATCAGAAGAAACCCGGAGAACTCCCAATGTACCAGGCCCCCACTGGCCAATCCCCTGCGTCCGCATTGAACCAGGGACAGCAGGAAGCCGCTGACGGCTTCTTCGAATTCCTGTTCGATGACGAGGCCAAGGAGTACAATATCTCCGGCCCCGGTGGCGTCGGCAAGACCTTCCTCATGGGTCAGCTGATCGACCACGTCATCGCACGCTACGAAGAGACTTGCCGTCTCATGGGCATCGAGCCCCAGTACACCGAAGTCCACATGACGGCGACGACCAACAAGGCTGCAGAGGTCCTGTCCCAGCAGACGAACCGGCCGACCTCGACGATCCACTCGTTTCTCGGCCTGAAGATGCGGGACGATTATTCGACCGGCCGGCAGATCCTCACCAAGGGGAAAGGCTGGCAGGTTCACGAGAACAAGATCATCTTCATCGACGAATGCTCGATGATCGACAGCTCGCTCTACTACCTGATCCACGACGGCACCCAGAACTGCAAGATCGTCTATGTCGGTGACCAGTGTCAGCTGGCTCCCGTCCTCGAGACGATTTCGCCGGTCTATCGCAACAAGATGCCTCTCACCGAGCTCACGGAAAACGTTCGTGTCCAGCAGTCGGGCAACGGTGAAAAGCCGCCCCTTCTGTTGCTCAACGAGCAGTTGCGTGAAACCGTCCAGACCGGCGTCTTCAAGCCGATCGTCACCGTCCCTGGTGTCATCGATCTGCTCGATGTCGACGCAATGGAAGCGAAGATCGACGAGGTCTTCTCGAACCAGGTCTCGCACACCCGCATTCTTGCGTGGTCCAATGATCGCGTCCTGCAGTACAACGACCACATCCGGCAACTCCGCCAGCTTCCCCCGGAACTCACTCCGGGAGAGCGGGTGGTCAACAACAAGGCGATCCCTCTCCAGGGCCAGATGCTCTCGGTTGAGCAAGAATTCCTGATCAAGGACATCGCTAATACACGCTACATTTTGGTGATAGAAGATCCTCAAGGCGGTGACGATTTCAGCATCAGCTATCGCACCTGCACCTTGGAGACCACCAATGGTGGTGTCATCGATGAGGTCCCTCTGATCGATGATCGTGATCACCTCCGGGACGTCACGAAATATCTCGCCCGGCTCAAGAAGTGGGGCCCCTACTACGATCTGCAGCGTACCTTCCCGGATCTCCGGATGCGGGATGCCTGTACCGTGCACAAGTCGCAGGGCAGCACCTATGACTTCGTGTTCATCGACCTCGGCGACATCAGTCGCTGCAACAACCCCGACCAGGTGGCCCGGATGCTTTACGTAGCAGCCTCCCGGGCCCGTATCCGCGTCTACCTCTTCGGCGAACTGGCCGAGAAATACGGAGGTGTGATCGCGTAATCCAGAGACCCAGACCAAGGAGAGACACCATGCCATTTGGTGCCACCATCAAGCAGTTCCAGGATCGTGTGATCCAGTACCTCTTCGAGCACGAAGACAGGCGGATCGCAGGCCAGATCGGCCTCATCGCCAAGGACAATGATACGCTCAGCTGCGAACGCGGAGATGGTTCCTTTCACGGCTTCATCTTCGATGGTGTGGCCTATCGGGAGCAAAATCCCCCGACACACTACGCCATTCTCCCTGGTCTGGACTACTCTCTGAACGATCGGATGGAGCTCCTTCTCGAGCAGAAGAAGGTGCTGGACACTGACATCCAGCTCATCCGGCAGACGATCTTCAATCTGCTCAACAATGCCGACACAGATCAGCAGGCCAGGGATACCCTCCCGGACTGCTTGGAGGCCGTCATCTCGGACTTTCTGTCCCCGGTTCCTGACCGGATGGACCCACCGGGATGTACGGTCTCCACCCTGCCGCGGTTCAAGAAGCAATTCGAGAAGACACTGCCGCTCATCGAGCAGTACGCAGCCACCAAGCTGATCTTCTCCTGACATAGCCGAGGTCGCCCATGCGTTATGCCCACTTCACCGAGGAGGTGCAGAGCTCCTACCCGATTGCTCTCCTGGTTCCGGACATCCGGAAGACGGAGATCGAGAAGGCCTACTTCACGGACAGCCCGATCGAGACAGACGACGTCATCGTGATCGACCTACACATCTCCCAGGAGAAGAAGAAGACTCCCGTTTCCGAGATCAAGGAGTACCTCAACGAGGAACTGGTCGAGACGCTCAACGACCTCAAGGTCGAGTACGTTCTCTGCGGCCAGGGGGACTACTTCAAAGTGCTTACTGGCGCCAAGAAGATCGAGCCTCATGTCGGCTACGTCATGGACTCGAAGTTCGGCGACTGGAAAGTGGTCTACGTCCCGAATTACCCGACCATCTTCTACGACCCGGACAAGATCAAAGCCCAGATTTCTGCGGGTGTTCTCGCTGTCGCCACTCACCGGAACGGCTGTTACGTGGAGCCAGGGAAGAATGTGCTGAAGACAGCACACTACCCCAAAAGCTCCGCCGAGATCATAAACTGGATCTGGAACCTGGAGCAGATGCAGGTCCCTCTAACGGCCGACATCGAAGCCTTCAGCCTGAAACACCACTCCGCTGGTATCGGAACCATCGCATTTGCGTGGAACAAGCACGAAGGTGTGGCCTTCCCTGTCGATCTGGTCGGCAACGATGGGTCTGCAAAGATTATCCGTGACGCTCTCCGGCAATTCTTTGTCCGGAACCGTCACCGGATCCTGTGGCACAACATCACCTACGACGTGTACGTGCTGATCTACCAGCTCTTCATGACGGACATTCTCGACACTGAGGGCCTGCTCGACGGTCTTCATGTCATGCTTCGGAACTGGGACTGCACGAAGATCATCACCTTCCTCGCCACCAACTCGTGTGCGGGCAACGATCTCTCGCTCAAAGGCAACGCCCAAGACTTCGCAGGAAACTGGGCTCAGGATGACATCAAGGACATCACTAAGATCCCCCTGGATCAGCTCCTCGAATACAACCTGATTGATGCCTGTGCGACGTGGCATGTCCACGACAAGCACTGGGACACGATGGTCCTCGATGGGCAGCTTGAGCCCTACATCCGGATCTTCAAGCCGGCTGTGGCAGACATCATCCAGATGCAGCTCACCGGCCTGCCGATGAACATCGAGCGGGTTGGTGAAGTGAAGGAGATCCTCTCGGCTATCGAGCAGGATGCCCTTGCAACCATGCAGGACAATCCGCTGGCTCATGCGCTGGTTGACCACCTCAATCGAGAGTGGGTGATCAAGCGGAACGAGAAGCTCAAGAAGAAGCGTGTCACGCTCGACGATGCTGGGGAAGAGTTCAACCCGAACTCGTCTCAGCAGCTGCAGACTCTGCTCTTCCAGATCGCTGAGCTGCCTGTTCTCGGATACACCGACAGCAAGCAGCCGAGCACCGATGGTGACACCATTGAGGCTCTGGAGAACCACACGAAAGATCCAACGATCCTCGAGTTTCTCTCAGCTCTCCGGGACTTCAAGGCGGTCAACAAGCTGCTGACCGCATTCATCCCGGCATTCGAGGGCTCTGTGAAGGGCCCTGATGACTGGCACTATCTGTTCGGCAACTTCAATCTGGGAGGCACCCTCTCAGGTCGCCTGAGCAGCTCGGACCCGAACCTGCAGAACCTGCCGGCCAACGTCCTGATGAAGGTCTCTGAGGCGTTCATCGCCCAGTTCGGAGCCAGGCTCGACGGGTACATCTTCAAGGGCAAGCTCGCTCTCGGGAAGCTCGTCAAGAGCTGCTTCGAGGCACCTCCGGGCTGGCTCTTCGCAGGGCTGGACTTCGACTCTCTCGAGGATCGGATCTCCGCCCTGACGACGAAGGACCCGAACAAGCTGAAGGTTTACACCGATGGCTATGACGGTCACTGTCTCCGGGCTTACTCCTACTTCGGCGAGAATATGCCGGACATCGACCCGGACTCGGTGGTCAGCATCAACTCGATCGCTGACAAATACCCCACCGAACGGCAGGACTCCAAGGCTCCGACCTTCGCCCTCACCTACCAGGGCACGGTCAACACGCTGAAGGTGAAGAACGGCTTCTCCCACGAGATGGCGCTCAACATCTTCAACAAGTACCAGGAGCTCTACGCCGTCAGCATCGAGTGGATCAACAAGCAGCTCGATGAGGCCAGCAGGACCGGCTATATCACCGTAGCTTTCGGGCTGCGGGTCCGGACTCCCCTGCTCAAGCAGGTCATCCGCGGCACCAGCAAGACGCCATACGAGGCAGAAGCTGAGGGGCGGTCGGCCGGTAATGCTGCAGGACAGAGCTGGTGTCAGCTCAATAACCGGGCTGGCTCAGAGTTCATGGGTAAAGTCCGCAAGAGTAAGTACCGTCTGGACATTCGTCCGGGCGCACACATCCACGACGCCCAGTACTTTCTCATGAGAGACGACCTGGCAGTCGTAGAGTATGCCAACACACATCTGGTCAAGGCAGTCCAATGGCAGGATGACCCTGCAATTTGGCATGATCAGGTCAAGTTGGGTGGGAAACTCGGCATCTTTTATCCGAACTGGACTAAGGAGATCGAGATCCCCAATGGAGCAACCAAGGAAGAAATCTTGGAGATAGTAAACAGTCACGCTCACTGACGAACACCATCACCAAAGTTACTTCTAGTTTACATAGATTGAATGGGAACTATACTCATTTCTAGGTTGACTGGGTCCGGCTTAAAGCTAGAACAGGTCTCACTTCATGGGACCCCAAAGAAACCCAGACCAGCCATGAGGTAGCACCCACGTCTATGACCAGCAGCCCCCCACTTTTGGGGGGCTGCAGACACGGAGCACGACAATGAATTCCCTTACCACTGCGCCCTCCAAGGGTAACCGCAAGCACTACCACCTCGTCGCTGGCCAGGTTCTCTACAAGAACAAGGAAGACGAGGTCGGCTCGGTCACGCTCAACGCTATCGTCACCTCGGACTCGAGCAAGGTCCCGGTGCGGATGATCGGCCGGGCCCAGCAGGCACTGCAGATGAACTTCCACAAGCGCATGGAAGATCCCTCGCTGACCATCTTCGACGTGGTTGTTCTGGGCCTCACCTACTGTGGTCACATGAGCGATCGTGAATGGAACAAGGCGCCTGACGGCACCCAGTTGCAGGAAATCTCTGGCGACAACCCGTTCACGATCAACTGATTGCAGCAAGTGATGCTCCGAAAGGCGCAACAGTGCGCTGAGAACCAAGGAGAATTGCTATGAACGCAATGATCCCGGAGCCCGAGGAAGCACAGACGGACGACCAATCGTCTGAGCACCAGATCCTCGAAGCAGAAGGACAGCTTCGGCTGCCGTTCGGATCTCCCTCCCAAGACCCGCACGGTGACTGAAGCCGAGGGGTCGTCTGCCCCTGGACGACCCCTCACCTACTGAAACCCAGGAGAGATCAGTGAAGACCATTACGAACCACGAAGGTATCCCGTTGGCTCTGGCCGTATGGCTGGTTCACGACGAGTACGATTACCTCAACCACCCGGCTTACATCTCGGCCACCGGCCTGATGAAGCCGCTCCGTCACATCATCCTGCCCCAGCGCCAGAACCCCGAGCTCCGCAAGGCAGAGGACGTAGCAGACTTCGTTTCTCGTGCCTTGGGTCATGCGATCCATGACTCCATGGAGAAGGCTTGGGAGAGGGGTTACCGCCCCAACCTAGCCAAGCTCGGTTACCCCGAGAGCGTCATCGACCGGATCCTCATCAACCCGAGTGATGCCCAGATCGATGCCATGTTGGCCACGGGCAAGGAGCCAATCCCGGTCCACCTCGAACGCCGTATGTTTCGTCGGTTCAACGGCAAGATCATCGGCGGCAAGTTCGATGCGGTCACCGATGGGATCGTCAACGATACGAAGAGCACCTCGGCTTATGCCTGGATGTTCGGCGGCCGTGACGCAGACTACCAGCTTCAGGGCAGCATCTACCGCTGGCTCGATGCCAAGGGCCTCGAACTCCCGGAAGGTGAGACCGATCTGGGAGCGCTCCAGCCTTTCCGTCCCCGGATCACCGAAGATTACATCCGGATCAACTTCGTCTTCACGGACTGGTCCGGCATGCAGGCTCGGCAGAACAAGGGCTACCCCCAGAAGCGTGTTGAGCAGCGGGAAATCAAGCTTCTTCCCGAAGGTGAAACCGAGATGTGGATCCGGGAAAAGCTCCGCCTCATCGAGCGTTTCAAGGACGCACCGGAGAGTGAGATCCCCGAGTGCACTCCCGAGGAGCTCTGGCAGTCGGACGCGGTGTTCAAGTACTACAAGAACCCGCAGAAGACCAACGGCCGATCGACCCGCAATTTCGACAATGCCTCCGAGGCATACGCCTACATGGCTGAGCAGGGGAATGTCGGCGTCGTCAAAGAGATCCCGGGTGAGCCGAAGCGGTGTGCCTACTGCCCCGCCTTCGACAACTGCACCCAAAAGGATCGGTACTTCTGATGCACATCGATGACCTCATTCAGCGCCTCAAGGAGTTGAAGAAGGAAGGAGCGGATCGGGTTTACATCCGGGACCGCTCTTCCTTTGGTCGTCGCTACGATGGCGTCTCGAAAGTCGAGCGCGATCGTGAAGGCGACGCCGCAATCTCCTGAACCAATTCCACCAGGAAACCCAGACCCATGATTGACCTTACTGGTGTCAAGCACCACCCCGCTATGGAGGAAACGGTCGACGCTCTCTGCAAGCAGACGCAGAAGACCGACCGTGGCTTCTTCCAGGCCGAAATGGCCTACTTCTTCTGCAAGATGGCTGCTGCCATGCGTGCGAAGATCGATACCCACATCACCGGTGAGATCCCGGTGAACATGTACGCCGTTGCCTTGGCCACTTCTGGCTACGGCAAGGGACGTTCCGTCTACATCGTCGAGAATGAGTTGATGAAGGGCTTCAAGCGCCGCTTCCTCGACTCCACTTTCGCCAAACTCTCCGAGATCAACCTGTGGTCGATCGCCAATAAGCGGGCGGCTGCCAACAGCACTGACCAACAGGAGGAGTACGACAAGGCGGAGAAGGAGTGGCGGTCTGCCGGACCCTACCTCTACGACTTCGACTCGGGCACTTCTCCTGCGGTCAAGCAGCTTAGGAGCAAACTCCTATACTCCAACTGCGGCGCTTTCAACTTCCAAATGGATGAGATCGGCGCCAACCTGGAGGGAAACACCGAAGTCTTCCATGTGTTCCTGGAACTCTACGACCAAGGTATGGTCAAGGAGAAGTTGATCAAGAACGGCCCCGATAACAAGCGGGTCGAGTCGATCGACGGCAAGACTCCCTCGAACATGCTAGCCTTCGGTACTCCGTCGAAGCTGCTCGACGGTGGTGCAACCGAGAAGCAGTTCATGTCGCTCCTCGACATGGGCTATGCTCGGCGCTGCCTCTTCGGCTTCGGCCAGGAGTCCGACGACGCCCACCACACCAAGACGCCCGAGGAGATCTACGACAATCTCGCGGCTCAGAACAAGTCGCCGATCCTTACCAAGTGGCGCCGGCACTTCCACACGCTGGCTGACGAAGCCATGCACGGGTGGGCAATGACCGTCCCCCGGGATGTCGGCATCAAGCTGGTGGAATACCAATCCGCCTGCAAGGCCGCGGCTGATGAGCTGCACGAGAACCTCTCGATCCTGAAGGCCGAGATAGCACACCGCTATTTCAAGGCCCTCAAGCTCGCAGGTGCTTACGCATTCATCGACCAGAGCAACGAGATCGAGATGGACCACCTTCTCGCAGCAATTCTCGTGGTCGAGGAGTCGGGCCAGTGCCTCAAGGAACTGCTCGACCGGGAACCGAACCATGTGCGACTGGCTCGCTACATGTCCTCGGTCGAGGCTGTGGAACCGGGCTTCAGCCATGCTGAACTCATGCAGGAGCTGCCTTACTACAAGGCGGGCCAGCGTGACCGGACGGAGATGATGAGCCTTGCCCAGCAGTGGGGCTACAAGAACAACATCATCATCCGGAAACAGTTCGTCGACGGGCTGGAATTCTTCACGGGCGAGTCCCTGAAGGAGACCAATCTCGATGAGCTGATCATCTCCTACAGCGATCACTTCGCCTACCACTACGAGCCGGAGCTGGCTCCTTTCGATCAGCTCCATCTGCTCACCCAGGCGGAGGACCTTCACTGGGCGAACCACCACTTCAAGAACGAGCACCGCTCGGACGAAAGTGTTATCCCTGGCTTCAACACCATCGTGATCGATCTCGATGGCCAGGTCTCTCGGGAAACCGTGCATGAGCTGATGTCGCAGTACAAATTCATGACGTACACGACGAAGCGACACACGGAAGACGAGAACCGTTTTCGCCTCATCCTGCCGATGAACTACCATCTGAAGCTGGATGCGGACGACTACAAGAAGTTCATGAACGCTTTCATGGAGTGGCTCCCGTTCGACTCCGACGATGCGGCCAATCAGCGGTCCAAGAAGTGGCAGACCCATCCCGGGGAATACCACTACAACCACGAAGGGCAGCTGCTCGACGTTCTTCCGTTCATCCCGAAGACGTCACGCAACGAGCAGCACCAGGCTTCGATGAAGGAGCTCGCCTCCCTCGACAGTCTGGAACGCTGGTTCGCTGAGCGGATCGCCAATGGCAACCGCAACAACCAGATGATCAAGTTCGCACTCGCACTCGTCGATAGCGGAATGGATCTCATCACGGTGAGCCAGAAGGTCCACGCCTTCAACGAAAAGCTTCAGGACGGACTGTCCAAGAACGAGATCGACAACACCATCATGGTGACCGTCGCCAAGCGCTTACAGAAAACCTGAAGAGCCACCTGTGAGGGGTTTTCTTGGCTCGTATTCCACGAGTTTCAGGAGACCCCTCCGGGAAGAAACCCAGACCCAGGAGACCACAAGTGTCAGACCAGCACGACCCAGCACCCGCAGACTTCAACGATCAGATGGTTCTGATCGGGGGCGTCTCAGGCGCAGGCAAATCCGCCTCTCTTCGGAACATCCAGAACCAGAACCGCTGGATCTACATCAACTGCGAGGCCGGTAAGCGGCTTCCGTTCCGGAACGATTTCATCAATGCCCGGGTCGACGATCCCTGGCAGGTTTACGATTTCGTCGACCAAGCGATCGAAAATCCCGATGATGTTGATGGTCTTATCATCGACACCTCCACCTTCATGATGGACATGTTCGAGAGCCAGTACGTTCTTGGGCAGGCCGACACCATGAAGGGCTGGAGTAACTATGCCCAGTTCTGGAAGAACCTGATGCAGCAGAAGCTGGTTCAGTTCGGAAAGCCTGTCATCATTCTCGCTCACGTCCTCGAAATCTACGACGAGACCGAGATGGCAATGAAGCGCTCGGTGCCCATTAAGGGCGCCCTCAAGAACCAAGGCGTCGAAGCATATTTCTCGACCGTAGTGGAGGCCAAGAAGATCCCGATCAAGGATCTGAAGGAGTACGACCCGGAGCTCCTCACCATCAGCGAAGATGAAGAAGATCTCGGGTTCAAATTCGTATTCCAGACTCGGCTTACCAAAGAGTCGATCGGCACCCGAATTCGCTCCCCGATGGGGATGTTCTCCCGGAAGCAGCTCTACATGGACAATGACGCCCAACTGCTCCTGAACCACCTCCACGCTTTCTACGACGGAAGCTGAACCAGGCAGCGGCGGTGTGGAGCTAACGCCAGTGTGAGGGTCTTCCCGAGCAATAGCACAAAGCAACAAGTTCCCGGCACGGGGGAGCCGTTAAGTCCCCCATCAACCTGTTTTTCCGGCTCACCCAATCAGGCCGATCAACAGGACACCAGAAGAAACCCAAGGAAAGACCAATACCATGAATGCACTTTTCGGAGATCTCACCACCGACGGACTTGAAGAAGCCCAGGATCGCCTGGGTGGCTTCCAGCCCCTCGACTCCAACGCTTACGACACCAAGATCAAGGCCATGTACGCCGGCCAGGCTGACAGCGGTGCCCGCAGCGTCACCGTCATCGCCGACTGTGACGGCCGCGAGCTGCGCGAGACCGTCTACATCACCAACAAGAAGGGCGAGAACTTCTTCCTCAACAAGAACGACCAGACGAAGAAGGTCCCCCTGCCGGGCTTCACGCTGATCGACCATATCTGCCTGATCGCTACCGGCAAGCCGCTGGCCGAACAGGCGACCGAGGAAAAGGTCGTGAAGGTCTATGACCGCGATGCTGGCGGCGAAGTCCCGACTTCGGTTCCCATGCTCGTCGACTGCATCGGCCAGGACATCACCCTGGGCGTTCTTCGCCAGCTCGAAAACAAGAGCAAGAAAGTCGACGGCAAATACGTCGATACGGCGGAAACCCGCGAGATCAACCTGATCGACAAGGTCTTCGACACCGAGACCAAGATGACCGTGGTCGAAGCCCAGAACGAGGCCAAAGAGCCCGAGTTCTACGAAGCCTGGCTCGACAAGAACAAGGGCGAAATCCGCGATCGTCGCACCATCAAGGACGGCGAAGGCGGCGATGCCGGCAACTCGGGCCGTCCCGCCAGCAAGCCCGCTGCGGCTTCGGGCGGCGGCGAACGCAAGAGCCTCTTCGGCAACAAGTAAGCGAGCCTGATCTATGAAGATACCTGTCCTCGGCATGGACCCCAGTATGAGCAACTGGGGACTAGCCCATGCCGATCTCGATCTATCGACAGGTCTTCTGGACACCCCGACACTGGAATTGATCTCTCCTAGGACAGTGTCGGGGAAACAGGTTCGTCAGAACTCCAAGGATCTCCAACGCGCAGAGGATCTGGCTAAACCGGTGCTAGAAAGGTGCCGTCAAGCCCGAGCGATCTTCGTTGAAGTGCCAGTCGGCTCTAAGTCCGCCCGGGCTATGGCCTCCTATGGCTTCTGCGTTGGGATCCTTGGAACCCTGCGGGCAGAGGGAATTCAGCTCATCGAAGTCACCCCGACCGAAGTGAAGGTCGCACTCTCTGGAGATGCTAACGCCACCAAGCGACGGATGATTGATGCAGCCTCGGAACTCTACCCCGAAGCCAACTGGCCACCGCTCTTCAAAGGACGGTTGCCGGAAAAATCCGAACACCTCGCGGATGCCATTGGGGCAATCCACGCAGGGGCCAACACCCCTGTATTTCAAAATCTCATGAGACTGTTGGAAGGACTCTGAAATGAAAGTCACCCTGAACGAGGACCAGATCCTCCAGGCTATCGCCGACTATGTCGGCCGTCGTATGCCCGGGGCCACCCGGGACGACATGAATATCAAGCTGCACGCCACCCGTGGGCCCGAAGGCTACACTTCGTCGGTCGAGGTCGATCCGACCTACGTCAACCGGAACCAGCGTCCGGCGTTCATCGAAACGGGCGTGCTCGGCGGCGAACCCCTGGGCGCCACGGAACTCGTCGGCATGACCGAGGAACCCGCTGAAGCGGCGGATGTCGAAGAAGTTTCGGAACCCGAGGCCGATGTCGCTGCCGACGACAGTGTCGAGCAGGAACCGGAAGCTGAAGCAGAGCCCGAAGCTCCTGCTGAAGAGCCTGCTCCGGAACCCGAACCGGCCGCGGAAGAAGAAACGGCCAAGCCGGCACCGAAGCGTTCGATCTTCGCCGACATGAAGAAGCCGGTCAACTCGAAGGCCGAAGCGGCCTAAGTGCCGAAACTTCATCCACTCACTTGGGTGGTTCTGGTGGTGGCCGGGATATGGGTAATTGTCCCGGCCACTCCCTTCATCCTCGCAGCTCTCGGTGTGACTGCGATAGTGCGAAAACGTGTCCAGATAGAAGAACCAGACTTCGACTCTGGCCAGCCACACCACGTAGAACTCTCCGGAGACTGACCCTCTTCGGAGAGTTCCCTCCCATCACTCAAGATTGTGATGGGGGAAGGCGCTTCCTCCTCCCTTACTCCCTGCCTTCCCCCTTCAGAATTTTGAACCAAACTGAGTTGAGATGGAGAGCGCCCTCGTAACTATTCGGGGGGAAGCTGCAGCCGCTCTCCTTCTCAGCCCAGTCCAAGGACCAAACCATGACCCACCACATCGCAGAGTTCCCCTTCGAGGAGAAGCGGGATCACATGACCGGTGACTATTGGCCCACCGCACGAGACGCCATCAAGGCCGGCTTCAACCTGAGCCAGGTCTGGTCAGTGACCGAGACCGATGGGGTCTTCTGTTACGGCCCTCCTCACCATTTCGTGAACGTGCTCGGCTTCACTGCCACCGAGGAGCACCACGATGGTAACACCTATTACGAGGAGCCAGAGGATGGCTAACCAGCTGCTCTCCCCTAAGGGGAC